AACAATTAGTGCTAATATTGCCTTTTCTGATATATCATCTAAACCCACTACTGTTGCTGGATATGGTATTAGTGATGCTGTTTCTTCTAGTGCTATAGCAAACTTTATTACTTTATCTTCAATTTCTATTGGATCAAATGCTAGTGCATCTGGAAGTGGTGGTATAGCATATAATAATAGTACGGGTGTATTTACCTATACTCCTCCAGCAATAGATAATTTTATTACACTGACATCTATATCAATGGCATCAAACGCTAGTGCATCTGGCACCGGTGGAGTCGCATATAATAACTCTAATGGGCAATTTACATATACACCACCCGATCTTTCAACATACGCAACGCTTGCCAGTCCTGCACTTACTGGTGCTCCGACTGCTCCTACAGCCACTTCTGGGTCAAATGATACTAAAATAGCAACAACTGCCTTTGTACAACAAGAGATCACAACACTCAAAGCCCTATTATACGCCTATAATCAATCTTAAGGATTATAAATAGTGAATAAATATATAATCTTACATAGGGGTTCACATGGCTTTATCAACACGACAAGGACTCATTGATTACTGTCTTAGAAGGCTCGGTCACCCAGTCATAGAGATAAATGTCGATGACGATCAGATAAGTGACCGTATAGACGATGGTTTACAATTCTTTCAAGAATATCATTTTGATGGCACAGAAAGAACATATGTTAAACATGAAATTACTGGTTCTACTATCACATTAACTACATCTGTCGGCACTAATTTTAATGTCGGAGAAACAATAACTGGTGGTACTTCCTCTGCCCAAGCAGAAGTTAAGCAAACTACTGCCACAACTGTTGTAATAGAAAAACCAAAAGAAGGCACAGGAGTCTTTGAAGCGGCTGAAACTATAACTGGCACCGATACTGGAACTACTGCTACTGTCCAATCGTATTCTGCTGGCAATATAGAAAATGGATATGTACCAATTTCAAACAGCGTTTTGTCTATTGTGAGACTATTTAATTTTGGTGGTGCATCTACAACAGGCGCAGGAAATCCTAACAATTTATTCGATCTACAATATCAATTCAGATTGAACGATATGTACAATTTGTTGTCGGCAGATATGACATACTATTCAATGGTTCAAACACATCTTTCCATGCTTGACCAATTGCTTGTTAGTGCTAGACAGATTAGATGGAATAGAAAAACAGATAGACTTTATATAGACACAGATTGGGATCAGACTTTTGATATAGGTGATTACATTGTTGCTGAGGCATATGCTGTTTTAGATCCAGCAACTTACACGGAAGTATACGATGATATGTTCTTAAAGAAATATTGTACTGCCCTTATTAAAAGACAATGGGGTGAGAACATGAAGAAGTTTGGAGGTATTACATTACCTGGAGGAGTAACACTTAATGGTGATCAGGTATATCAAGAGGCATTTGCGGAAGTATCACAGATAGAAGAAGAAGCACAAATGAAATATGAATTACCTCCTTCTTTGATGATAGGATAATATAGTGGCAACTAACTTTTATTTTCAGTCAGGTAATACCTCAGGAACTACTAACGAACAGCGTTTAGTAGAAGACTTGGTTCTTGAAAGCATTAAGATATACGGACATGATGTTTGGTATATGCCCAGAACTCTAGTCAATAGAGATACTATCTTTGACGAAGATACACTTTCAAAGTTCACGCAAGCATATCCATTAGAAATGTATATGGAGAATGTTGATGGTTACGAAGGCGAAGGAGATATATTTACTAGATTTGGCTTAGAGATAAGAGATCAAGTTACCTTTGTTCTCTCTAGGAGACGATGGGAAGAGATGGTACAAGTATCTGGTGGTACTTTTATGCAGTCTGGGTCTAGACCATTAGAAGGTGATCTACTGTACTTTCCAAAGACTAAATCTATATTTGAAATTAAATATGTAGAGTTTCAAGATCCGTTCTATCAACTTGGTAAGATTTATGTATTCAGGATGCGATGCGAATTGTTTGAATACGCTTCAGAACAACTTGATACTGGAGTTACTGATATTGATGCAATCGAAACTGATAATAGTCTCGATACATTATTGTACCAAATACAACTTGAATCAGGAGACATCTTTAAGTTAGAAGATAGTTCGTCATTAATATTAGAATCATTTGCCACGCAGAAATCGAATCAAGGAACAGATACCGCTGACTTCTTAACATTTAACGATCTAAGCGATATTTTAGATTTCTCTGAAGGAAATCCATTCGGTGAGTTAGGAGATTAATAATGTTTAGAGATAAGACATTTTATCATCAAACAACAAAGAAGGCTATCGTTGCTTTTGGCATGATATTTAATAACATTATTATCAATAGAACAAATTCATCTGGCGTTCTTGCACAGAGTATTCGTGTTCCATTAGCATATTCTCCAAAGCAGAGATTTTTGGCTCGTATTGAACAGATACCATCAGTAGAAAGTCGTGGTGAGGTAGCGATAACTTTACCTCGCATGGGATTTGAGATAACTGGCTTTCAATATGATCCTGATAGAAAAATATCTCCCATACAGAAGAATAGAAATTTGCCGTCTACTGGATCAACGCAATATAAAACATCGTTTGTTTCTACGCCATATGATTTGACAATTCAGTTATATGCATTTGCTAAGAATCAAGAAGATGCATTACAAATTTCTGAGCAGATAATGCCATATTTCAATCCAGATTTTAATGTTACAGTTAATGATCTTCCTGAGATGGGAATAAAAAGAGATATTAAAATAGTTTTAGATGGAATCTCTTATGAAGATCAATATGAAGGAGACTATGATACTAGAAGAAGTATTGTATGGACTTTTAATTTTACAATGAAACTGAATTACTATGGATTTGTCGCTGATCAAGACTACATAAGAAAGTCTATAGCATCCGTATTTAATAGTCAAGACTTGGCCACTACTAAAGGAGAGTATACTAAGCAGACACATGAGATTGCAAACACTAAAGCAACCGCTACTGCTACTATCAGTGGTGATGCTGTCAACGCTATTGCACTCACATATGTTGGTGATAACTATACATATGCTCCAAATGTTACATTTACTGGTGGCGGTGGTACTGGAGCATCTGCAACTGCTGTTATGGATGGAACTAAATTAAAACGAATAGATATTGATAGTGGTGGTTCTGGATACACATCTGCACCAACAGTAGTTATTGAGGGTCCAGAAGGACATGTAGATTCACCGGGTCCTAATGATCCATTTAGATTTATTGAAGAATTTGAGCAAACATTTGAGTAATGATCATGAAGAATAAAGTATTTGATGCACTGGATAAAACTTTCCAGACTGCAAAGACAGAGACACAAGAAGTTAGGCTTCCTATAACCAAAGATGACAGTGGCAATAAAATCGAAACTGATTTTGAAGAAGCCCGTCAAGCACTAAAAAGATCCCAGGGTTATAACGAAGAAGCAATTCAAGGTATTCTTGCTATAGCCCAGAATAGTGATAATCCAAGAGCATACGAAGTTGCTGGACAGTTAATTAAAAACATGTCTGAGGGAGCAAAGGATGCTATGGAAATTCAAGAGAAGAAACAAAAGATTGATCACGGAGACGGCATAAAAACAGGACCAGTAACAAATAATAATCTTTTTGTTGGTAGCACTTCAGAGTTATTGAAGATGATTAATAAAGAAAAGAAAGAAGAGAAGAATATAATTGAACATGACTGATACAGTATTTGAAACATCATATCATGGTAATCCTAATCTAAAGCCCGTAGGCTATAAGCACGATTTTACCAAAGAACAGATTGAAGAATATCTAAAGTGTAAAGACGATGTAGTTTATTTCATAGAAAATTACTGTCATATCATTACGCTGGATCAAGGATTGCAAAAGTTCAAATTATATGACTGTCAGAAAAGAAAAGTTGACTTTATTATGGGAGAGCGTAAAGCAATTCTCATGGAAGGCAGACAGCAAGGAAAGACTGTTACTGCCGCGGCATGTATTCTACATTACACAATTTTCAACGATGATAAAACTGTTGCTATTATGGCAAACAAGACTGCGGCTGCCAGAGAAGTATTGTCAAGATATCAGATCATGTATGAAAATCTTCCTGTGTGGATGCAACAAGGTGTTAAAACATGGAACAAAGGTAATGTTGATTTAGAAAATAATTCCGTAGTATTCACATCTGCAACAACTGCCTCTGGTATTCGAGGTAAATCTGTAAACTGGCTGTACATTGATGAGGCAGCGATCATACCAAACAACATAGCAGATGAGTTTTTCGCATCTGTATATCCTACTATCTCTGCTGGTGAGACAA